CGGCATTGCTATGAACGAGTATGATCCTAGTCCTTCCTCGTCGGAGCTTCTGTCTTGCGACGTGGTATAAGCCACTCCTTGAGTAGTGTCTTCGGGATTCCATACTACCGGCATTCCTAACTCTTCTATATTTACAGATCCGCTACTATGTAATGAGAACGTGGGGGATCTTGGATGATACTCTGACTCTGCTTCAGACTCCGCATCTTGACTGAAGAACTTAGAACTGGAAATTCTTGGACTATCATCATCTATTATCAGTTTGTTACGTTTATCTGTGTCACATTTCTTCTCTTCTTTAACCTCATAGTAATCGTCGAACCTTGCGATTAACGGTGAACCAATTGTCTCATTATTAGTGGTTAGTACTTTATCATCAACTTGTACCATGGTCTCAGCATTACTGTAACAAGCATTGTCTTCTTCTTCAATAGGTTCACTGCTAGTATCACTGTAACCGTCGCTTGCTAATAACATCTTTGGTTGTCTAATAATTGGATCAAACTTAGTGTCTCTGGGACAGATTTCAACGTCAATATATTCTTCATTGGTATCATTAAGGGCCAGGTCCTTTTTGACAGTTTCTAGATCTCTGCAATTAGGACCTAATGATACGTATGGGTATTCCTTGATCGGAATACTATAGTACTTAGCTACTGCGCGTCGTACCATATCATGATAGTGTGGGAGTATAGCACGCACACCATTCAAATCTATCCAGGCATTTACTTTGTCCAATGCCTGTTGAGTGGCCGGGTCGATAGTTTCTTCTATTTCTTGCTGTCTGGTAATCAGCTCTTCCATAAGCTTCAGAACAAACTTATTACGCTTTTCAAAATTCTTAATAGAAGAAAATTCCTTCTTTCTCTTATGTAATTCACGAACTATTTTACCAACCAACCCTGCCTGCTCTGACTTGAACTTAATAACGTGAGCCATCTCACGATTCAAATAATTGGTGCCTTTACTGTAATTTTCCTTCTGCTCTTGCCACCAAGACTTATCAAAATTCAGGAAGAATGGGACAGGGTCTAAATCAAATACATAACCCATATTACGTAGTACATCACAAGCCTGTAATTTACCTATAATTTTCTCCGTTATTGCCTGTGGGGAGTTATGCACAGCTATATTACATAGTTTATTCAACATACGATCATGATCCAATTCATAATCATCCCATCTATATTTCATCTGGCAAAATGGTATCTCGTAGATGTATTTATCCTTTTTCTCAGTTATAACACATGTTTCCTTGGGACCTAATTCAACACCGAACAATTTGAACCTATCAACAATTTCGTTATATATTTCTTCATCATTCAAAAATATGAGGGTGTCGTCACCATCACAAATTATTCTTACCTTCTTGAAAAGTGGGTATAGGATTGAGTACATTATGAAACAATTGCCGCATCCTGTAAACATATCTCCGGATTTACGCGTGAGGTAGTTATACGACACGACACCTGTTATTCTAGATCTGAATAGCTTTTCTGCTATGGTTTTGGTCAGACCTATAATGGTATAGAAAACTAT